GGGGCTAGTCTTGCATAACCTTTTGTGAGACTCATGCGTTTTTGCGTGAACCTGCAGGTTTCGGTTTCGTTAGAAGAAGGAATAGAGCCAATGACTAGGTATCGGTCTTACGATAGGCGGGTTAACGTCCCTTCACAAGTAGTGAAGAACGGTGCCCCTGCCTCCTGGGACCAATTCATTGGCGAGTACGGGTCATGCGAGGATGTCGAAGATGGGTGGGACAAGGAGAATCCTTTCCTGCTTGATCGACGACGCCGTAACATGATTTTGTACAATGGGGTTAAGGCTAGTAACTACAAAGTTACTAACTATGCTCTTACCGCATTGCGGATAAGTGCTATCCCAAGCGCAGATAAGTACGCGGTCGATCCAAATTGGAGCGATCTCGCCTTTCAGGCGCGGGCTAACACCAACCCGCAGAAGCCAGGCATTAATTTGCCTGCGTTTCTGGGTGAAGGCCTCTCTATTCCTCCCATGTTGATGGATCTTCCACTCTTGCTTTGTGGTGCGGGCAAACGGTTCTTAAAAAGAGCCGGTAGGCCTGCACGAAAGCCTCCTCAAGGCCTCTATCAAGGGGCCTCAACCGCTGGCAAAGTTGCCAAGGGGCTGGCTGCCGCTAGGCATGCCGCAGCGGAGACTGGGAGCCAATACGTTGGCGCTCAGTTTGGGTGGAAACCTCTCGTGGGCGACCTGATGGCTATGTTAGACCTTCAACGGTCTATAGCCCGGCAACTCGAGCTACTGCTCAGGCTGCTTGATGGTCGATCGATCCGAAGTCGGATGATACTCCCTACCACGTCTAAAACGGACACTGGGTCCGGCATCGTCGAGAGTTACATGTGGATATCTAATGCCACCTGGACGGATGTGTACCGCATCAAGGAGTGGGTGACCAGTCGCTGGGCACCTACTTTCGTGACGCGATATCTCCTTCCTGATCTCTCGGATTCTGAGGCGCTGATTGGCCTCGCGATGCGGCTTGCTACGGGTATGACCCGCATGGGGTTAATGCAAGCCTTGTGGGAGCTCCTTCCATGGAGCTGGCTGTTTGACTGGTGGTTTAACTTTGGTCGGCTTTTGGCCGGCCTCGGAAATTCACTAGCCTTGCAGTTAGAGAGCCTTTCGTTTCAGCGTACGTCGAGAGTTACTCGATACTATGCTGTTACGAGTTTACCAAGTTGGATCACCAGTTCTTCTGGTGGTCCTAACGAGTTCAGCCACTTAAGGCTGTATCGAAAGGACCTTCGTCCTTACTTGGTACTGTCACCGATACCTGCTCCTACCTTACCGCTCCTAACGGGGCGACAATGCGGAATTCTGGGTGGACTGTTAGCGCAAGCGCAGTCTACGGGCTTCCGCCGATAGACGTCAGTTCCTAACCACAGAGGTTCCTATGTTTGGCAACACGCTTACGCTTCCGCACGCTGATGGAAACATCGTGTGCAACAAGATCAATCAGGATCAGTACTCTTCTGAGTACATGTTCCGGAACACGACCCATGAGGTTCGTGTGAAGATTCGGCATACCACGACAAAGGCTTCGACCACGCGGCCGAAGTACGATCGACACAATGTCGAGATCGTGGACCGGATCTTCGCTACGTCCAGTGTGCCCGAATACGAGCGCAAGGACTACATTGTCATTGAGCGACTGCCCAGTGACGTCGACGTGAAACAGACCGACTGCTTGTCGGACTGGTTGATCGCGACGGCGAATGCCAATGCGGTTGAACTCCTTAACTGGGGTTCGTGACGTAGGATCTTGGACTCTGCACCCGCTAAGGGTGACAACAGAGATGCTACCTCGCCCTTCGGTTTTAGGGTCCGACAAGGACTCGCCAAGGGCCTGGTAGCTATCCATCGTGAGGTGGCCAGGTTGATCTCCGTGTAGCTAGACGTAGCATAGAGCATTCCGAGGAACACTCCAATGCTGAAAAGCTATGTCGAGGACCTAACCAGCGTGTACCTGGGCATCTTTCGAGATGCAAAGTACGCATTTCCGACGTTGGAGTCGGAGTTGGTCAAAGATCAGCGAAGACTCCTTACCCTTGTTGGCACTCGCGGTTTACCGTTTCTAATGGTAGACCTCGCGAACCTGGGAAAACACCTTGACAGGTGTCTATCAGCAGGTAAGTACACTCCTAGTGGACTGCCAGCTTCTCAGCCGGTGTCTACTAGGGTACAGATCCCTAAATTGTTTAGGGGACTGTATCTACTTGTGTTCAACTCAGACGGTAGTCTAAAGGAGGATGTTGATGTTGAAGCTCTCTGTTTATTGCGCCAATTTCTTATGTGCGCTAAAAGAGCTGACATCGCGTGCAGTTCGGCAGCTATTGAAGATGCGTTTGACGCATTCATCGCTGTTGATGGTTCACTTCCGGTTCCTCACTCCTATTGGAGTGATGAATCTGTTGCTGAAGTCGAGAGAACAATCTTCCCGGGTTTCGCCCAGGATGCTCTCTACCAAGCAAGAGCTGACCAAGCTCAAGTGAAGCACACCTCTCTGGCAGTGTTGGATAGAGTAATCCAGCTGCTGGCCCCATTCCTTGGTCGTTACTCGATTGAGGAGGAAGGGTTTAGTCATGGACATGGTAGTGTGTCTAATCTCCCCAATGGGGAGGATAGGTATCAGTTTCTAAACTGGGATCCTATGTTAGACACAGCGTTCCCGATTGCTGATGTGGCGTTCCACAATTACAGCAGTTGGGCTAGCAATGAGGGTCTCGAACGCGAGATCCCTTGGTCTGGAGATGCTCTCACAAGTATCACATTAAATGTGCATTGTGAAGCTGACAGCCTTCCCAGGAAGGCCATACCAGATCCAGTTGACTTACATTGGCACGTGGGGGACCTTTCATTTCCCTCGAAGCTGATGGCTGTCACAAAGACTCTCACGAAGCCGAGGCTTATAGCCTCGGAGCCGTTTGAGCATATGTTCTGCCAACAAAGTATTAGGCGGTTCATATATCGACGCGTTGAGGACTCGCTGATTGGACAGTTCATCAAGTTTGATGATCAGTCTCAAAACCAGGAGTTTTGCATGCGTGGATCAGTCGACGGTTCGCTCGCCACCATAGATTTATCGGAGGCTAGCGATAGAGTCACTTGCCAGTGCGTGGGCAATACGTTTCGGCACAATTTGCTGCTGTTGCGTGCCCTTCGCGCTGCGCGTTCCCAACGGTGCTCCGTCCCCGGTAGGGGTGAGGTAGAGTTACGCAAGTTCTCTACCATGGGAAACGCTACTACTTTCCCGGTCCAATCGCTCGTGTTCCTCTTTGTAGCCCTCGCGGGCTGTTTGGAGGATGTTGAGGGAGTGGTTACCCTCAATGACATTAGAGCGCTTGTAGGAAAGGTGTCCGTGTTTGGTGACGATATCATCGTGCCAAACGAGAAAGTCGGTTCTGTCGTGGCCATCCTTGAGTGCTTGCACTTCAAGGTCAACACGCAAAAAAGCTTCTTTCATGGAAGATTCCGTGAAAGTTGCGGTGTTGACGCCTTTCGGGGGACCAACATTACCCCCGTGTACTGGCGAAGGCTGTTCGATGGAAGCCCTGAGAGTTATTCATCATCCGTAGAAACCGCCAACAACTTTTACAAAAAGTTTTTGGTGGAAACCAGCAGGGTGGTGGAGGCGTCTGTGCAGAAGGGATCCATCAGGATTCCAACTGTACCTGTACTTTCAGGTGTTTTGGGCTTCGAGTCATTTGTCGTGCCCGATACCCGCGCCAAACGGCGCTGGAATGAAGGGCTCCAAGTGGACGAGATGTACCTACCGTGCTTAGTGCAACGGTCAGAAGTACGCAAGACCCAAAATGATACGGCAATGTTGCAGTTCTTTGTTGAACTGCCTGACCCACAGACCAAGTGGGAATCAGGGGTAAGAAGCCGTCCGGTGCTGTCCATTAGGCACCGCTGGGTTTCGGTTGACCAGCTAGCGCCACGTGCGCCAACCGATGTCCG